CCACAGAGGAGACGAAGTTTGGCTGGGTATCATTGTACTCGAGAAGACATTGATAGATTTGTTGTCAGTCGGTATAGCCAGTTACCTTTGGCTGTCACATCAACCGAGCAAAGCATAAGCACCTTAGATGCAGGTCGCATTTACGACCAGCGAGCGGCTAATGCCATGGGGTGCAAAATCATCGACGCAGATTGGTCTGTTGTCAGAGTTGAATGCACAGTTCGGTCCCCACAACGTTTCTTTGGTGGTTGGGCTTTTTCCCTGGGAAGTGCCATATTTGGCGCCGGCCTGGGTCATTTGATTCTCGGGGGTTTGGGTGCCATGTTGGGAATGGCGGTGGCACTCTCTACTCGCCGTATCAGTTTCACTTACGTGCCTCAATTGTTGACATTGGCGCACGTCCCTGCCATTGCAATCGCTGATGATGATGCTCGCTTACTTGTGTGTAGGCGCGCCATGTTGCACAGTAGATTGCCATTCATTGATCGGGTTCAGGTTGAGTGGATCGAAGCAAGTGCTTTGGTCGCTGCTGCTGTTTTCAAACCCTATAATGGATTTTGGTTAAATGGTGGGGTTCTTGGTGTTGCGGGGCATCAAGAAGAGTTTTCACTAACCCGCACGGTCAGCAAGATGGTGTCCGATATTATGGACTACGAGTCGATCAGGTGGTGTTTCAGGAAGTTCCCACTGTTACAGAGTGGGGCAAACGGATGGCAGTTTCTATGCCAAAAGTTTCGAAGCCTACTCGACTCATGCTTCGACGATTGCCATTTGGTAGCATCGAGCACTATAATCCCGTGGTTTACGATGGCAGTGATCCATCGGTACTTCGGGCCGCCCTTGCGTACCGTTTGTTTTCTGAGGTGCCTGAGCCAGAAGTTGCTATCTTACGTCGTTTCGGGCGTTATGTTCGTAAGCAGCTGGCCAGGCATGTTGACTGCGTTGATCCTCTTGATTTTGATCAGTATTTGGCGGGTACGAAATACTCGCTTCGCATCAAGGACGATCTCCGGCGAGCTCATGACTCGTTGGGGGGTGGTCTTCCACTGATCGATGCACTTCGTGAGTATGGCCCTTTTGTTAAAGCCGAATCCTATCCGATGGGTGGTGATGGCGTTACCAAAGCACCTAGGGCCATATTAGCGCCTTCGCTCACAATGAAGGCGTTTGCGGGGCCGTTCATTAAGGCCATTGAGAATGAAGTGTACAAGCTACCATGGTTTGCAAAGCATTTGACCATGGATGAGAAGATTCAACGTGTTATTGGACTCAGAGACAGATTTCAGCATTATTATGCAACTGACTTCAGCAAATTTGAGGCGTCTTTTAGCCCTCAATTTCAAAAGTTGTGTGAAAATCAACTTTTTCGACATGCCTTGCGGAATTATCCGCTTGTGGCCAACTTGTTGTGTCGTGTCAATGCTGGGAAGAAGATCCTTAAGGCTAGAAATGGTCTGCGGACCCATTTCGTTGGGAGACGTTGTTCAGGTGATTTGTGGACTAGTCTCGCGAATGGCTTCTCAAATTTGATGTTGGTTTCGTTTGCTGTTAGTCAGACCGGTGGAGATTGGGATGGTATATTTGAAGGGGATGACGGTTTGTTCGGAACTGAAACCCCTATAAATGAGTCACTTCTCACCTCTTTGGGTTTTGTGGTTAAGTTGGAGCAGGTGATTGACCCATGTCGGGCCAGTTTTTGTGGCTTGGTGTTTGGCCCAAGTCTCCAAGTGATCCGAGAACCTTACCGGTTTTTGCAAAAGTTCGGGTGGACGTTTTCGTATGTTCATTCGAATGAAAAGATGATGTTGAGATTGTTAAGAGCTAAGGCATTGAGTGCAGTCTATGAGACTCCTCATTGTCCCATTGTTGGTGTCTTAGCTCGTGAGGCTTTGTTGTTTACGCGTGGGTATTTACCCAAATGGGTCGAAGATGGATTTCACGAATTCCCTAGTGATGAGGTGGAAATTCCTAGATTCGAACCTACTGCAGACACGCGGTTGCTGTTTGCTGAACTTTACGGCATCGACATTGACCTCCAATTATGTATGGAAGACCTCATCCGTCAACGACGGATGTCAGATTTCTCTAGGCTGTTAGATCTTCCAGGCGCCAATTTTGGCTCAACTTGTTTGCAGGTTGAGTAGATCAATTGGCTCGGTCCCTATCCGTGATTAGGGGAGGGTTCTTCTTTTGAAGGGGAGCTTAGCC